GCCTTCGCGTTCATCAAGAGGCCCCAGTTCGCCTGCTGCCGGCGCGAGTCCTCCTCAAGGGTGTTGCGAAAGTTGCTGAGTTCGGTCATCCGCCGATGAAACGTCTCCTGGCGAACATAGCCATTCAGCGCCTCGCCGAGCGAAACCTCGACCGGGTTGCCGTCAACAATTACCTCGTACTTCTCCCCCTCGTCAGGGGCTTCCCGCCGCTCGGCGACTTCCTTGCCGGTGGCTGCGGCGAGCTCATCCGGGTCGAGTTCTCCATCCTCTCCTCCGTCGTTCCCAGGTCCAACCCTCTCTGGACCCGCGGGCTTGGCTCCGTATAGGTCGTCGACATCGGTTTGCCTCTTTGCACGGGTGACCTCCCTCTCCTGCGCGCGGCGCGCCGGATCATCGCCGGCGTCGCCGGCGTCCTCGGTTTGACGATCCTCAAATAGCGGCTGCGGCGGCCCAACCGTCTGGACGAACTTGCCGCCCTGGTCGCGCGGCCGGGACGTCGGCGCGATCTCGTTGGTGAAGGCCTCCGCCGCTTTGTCGAGCTCTTCGGTCACTTCTTACGCGCCTCTGCCATCTTCTGGTTGTTGATCAGGATCTGCAATTCCTGCGGGATCGCCTCGAGCGCCTGAATTTTCGCCTTCAACGATCGATCAACCGCCTCGTCGGCCGACACCATCATCTCGGCAAACCATCGCTTGCGCAAATCAAGGATCGCCGTCGTGAACGCCTTGTTGTCGAGCAACTCCCTCGCCTCAGTGGCGAGCTCCTTGCGCTCCTCTGGCCGGATCGGGATCGGATCGGTCAATTCGCCGCCCCGTTAGGCCGCATCTTGGCGATCTTCTCCTGCTGCGCCAGCGTCGCCGCGGTCGTCGTCGCCTGATGCTGGCGATCGAGCCGCGCCTGCTCGGCGTCGTGCTGGCGGCCGGCCTCGTCGAGGACCGCGCTCGACAGGATCTTGCCGGTCGAAACCGCATGGCCCGTCATCGCTTGGTGGTGCCGCGCCGCCATGTCGGTCATGGCCTGAGTGTGATCGCTCGAGATCTTGGCCATGTTCTCTCGGTGCGCCGCCAAAGCCGAGGCCGCCTGCAGGTTCGCCTGGCGCTCGGACTCCTGGCCCTGCTGCGCCAGCTGGTCCTGCTTCATCTGCGACTCGGCCGTGTCTTGCTGGCTCTGCTGATCCTGCGCCTCGCTGTCCTGCTGGTCGGACATCAGCTTCGACGCCAGCTGCGCGAGCGCGACATGGCGATCGACGCCCATCTGTTGACCCTGCAGCTCGAGCTTCTGCAGATCGACGGCAGTCTTGGCATGCAATTGCTGATGCTTGAAAGCGTTCTCAGTCTCCATCTTCTGGGTGTCGAGATGCTGCTGCCCGACCGCCTTCGCCCCATCCATCCGCACCTTCTCGAGCATCGCCTGCGCCGCCATCATCTGGGCGTCAGGCTGCTTCGGCGCACTCGCCAGCTGCTGCATCTCTTGCGGGTTCGGCGTCTTGAAGTAGCGGCCGACATTCTTCACGTTGGCGAGCGAGAGCATGTCCGTCATCGTGTTCAGCATCTCTTGGACGCCGCAGATCGGGTTCGAGAGCCCCATCTGAGCGATCAGCGCCTGCTGGTCGTTCTTGATCCCCGACAGGGCCATCATCCGAACCATGTCGGAGCCCTTGCCCAAGTTCGGATTGACCTCGACCGACATCGAGGCGTCGAACGTCGATGTGTCGTACGGGACAAAATTGCCGCGAATGCGCAGCGTGCGCGGCGGGTTCGGGTTCTCGCAGATCTCGTTGTAGAGCCCGGTGAACAGGTCTTTGAAGCCCGTCTCGCACAAAACCCGCGCCACCAGCTCGACCCGCTCCTGAGCGCCGTTCACCACCGCCTCGACGCCGATCTGGGTCGAGCTCTGCAGCGCCTTCGGGTCCAATCCCTTGGCGGCGTCGGAGAGGCCGGTCCGCCGCGCCAGCATGTCATTGAGGATCTCGAGGATCGGCGTCGCGGCCTGGCCGACGAACGGCGTCGCGGTGAACATCACGCTCGCGTTCGGGTCGCCGCGGGTCCGGATCACGGCGCCGAGATCGTCGTTGAGCGCATCGTCGAGGTTGACCGTGAGCTCGTTCACGACCGTCTTCGGATTGATGCTCTCGGCGAGGCTGTCGAGGATGCCCCGCATCATATTGGTTTTGATCTTCTGAATGTCTTGAGTGTAGTCGGCGATCGAGTCGCCGACGATCGTGTGGCTGATCGGATCGCAGGAGAACAGCGAGAACTTGACCCGGTTCGCCTCCTCGTCGTGGACGATCTTGTGCGTCTCGCCCATGGTGCAGATGTAACGGAGCTCCGGAACGCCGTCGCCGTTCTGATCGGCCTTGATGAACCACTCGCCATAGAGCACGCCGTCGCCAACCCGGGTCGACATGAACCGGCCGGCGTTGCGCAGCTGGCTCTCCATCGTGAACTGGTTGATGTCCTGCGACTGGACGTGGTCGAGGCAGAGCTCGCGCGGGTAACCCATGGCGATCATCTGATCGACCGGCACCACCCGCTCATGGCCGATGATCCGGCTGTCCTTGAAAGTCCGAGCGTAACGGTCGATCCGCATCTCTTCCGGCGGCACGCCGGCGATCTTGATCAGCGGCTTGTTAAGCTCAAACTGGATGGTGATCTCGTCGTATGTCGGGGGCGGGGGCGGGGGCGGCCCAATCGACGACATGGGTCCAGACAAGCCGCCCATCGATGAAGGCGATGGAGAGGGCGGCGCTCCCGGTGGCGCAGAGCCTGGCATGGGCGGCCCGCCAGGCGGCGGCGAAGCCGCGGGAGGCGGCGAGGGCGGCGTCGGCATCCCGTTCGATATCGGCCTGCCGACCTTCACCAGCCTTGCCGACGGGTTCTCCAAAATCAGCTGCTGGATCTGCTCCGCGGTGATGCGGGTGAACTTCTTCCGGACCGTCTCCTTGTTCTCGTCGCACCACCATTTTACGAACCCCGTCTTGACGGTGAGCGCGTCCTTGAGCGCCCCATAGAGGATCAAAAAACCCGGGTTGTCGCACCAGAAAACATAGTTGACGTAATCGGTCGCCTGCTGCGCCTGGTCGACCTCCTCCTGAGTGCGCGGCACCAGATAGACCGGGCTCTCGCTCGCCCCGAACAGCCGGATCAGCGCCGGCAGCATCAGCATCACCGCGTCGCGCACGTCGGTCGAAACATAAGTCGAGCGGTTCGCCGTCTCCTCGTCGTGGCCAAGGATCTGTTCGTAGGTCTTGGTCGGATCCTGAACGATGAAAGTGTCGGTGTACGGACTGCCGTCCGGGTTCATGCTCGGCAGGTAGCCGTAATAGTAGCTCTGCGACTCGTTGCGGCTGTGAGCGAGAATGGTGCCCTCATAGTCGCGCGCGTCCGAGATCATCGCCTGGATGTAGGCGTTGTAACTCTGGGGATCGCTGGGATCGTAGCTGCCGGAATTGCCGCCGCCGGCGTCTTCGGTGTCGCCCTTGAAGGAAGCGAAGATCCGTTCCATCGCCATCAGAGCGCCCTCACTCCAGCGCGGCCTTGAAACTCCAGTAGTAACCCGCGATCAAATCAGCCTTGTCGGTGCCATTGATGACGCGGCGGGCGTTGACCGGATCTTCGATCCCCTTCGCCTTCGAGAAATATTGCTGCAGGCTCGCCCCAGTGAACCAGCCATAGACCGAGCCGTCGAACAGGATCAGCGCCGACGCCTCGGGCTCCTCCAACAGCTTGTCGGGGTACTGGTGGATCTCGCACGCCGGGTGGGCGTACTTGTCGCGCAGAATGTCTTCTCCCTTGGCGTAGTTCTCCTCCCACGTCAGCTGCACGTAGCCGCGGCCATAGTAGCAATTGCCATAAGGGCCAGCCGGCTCGCCGTAGCTGTGGCCCTCGCCCTCGCCATACTCGGCGATCGGCTGCATCGTCGCCGCCGTCTCATGGTAGGCGGTCGCCAGGCAGTAGGCGAGCCACATCGTGCCGTCGTTGGGGTTGTTCGGAGCGAAGTGCTTCTCCCACATCCCGAGCAGGTACTCCATCCCGTCGACCTGGCTCTGGGTCAGGTTGCCCTGGAACGGATTGGCGCGCACCGCATCGAAGAATGTCTTGCGGTCATAAAGAGGCGCTTCCGGTTCCGGAACCACCGGCTCGACCGGCGGCGGAATAGGCCGGTGGAGATCGGGATTGAAGTCAGGGTTGAGGTTCGGATCGATCATGGGTCTTCGCCTTCGGCTCGTTCGCCGCCGCGAGCGCCGTCTCGAGCGTTTGCAGCGTCGTCAACACCGGCTTCCAACGATCGCTGGAGTTGGCCTCGATCGCCTTGATCGCCTCACGCACAAACGACTCGGGCTCGTCGAGCTCGACCAGCAGATCCAGGCTTTTCGTCACTCTTTCCGCTCCCTTGGGCATCATGTCCGCCATGTCGCCGCCTTCACCGCCCACATCTGCGCGGTCTGCGCTTCGGTGATGGCAATCGAATACTGGCGCTTGACCTCGGGGTCGGTGGCGGCGTTTCGCATCGTGTTGCAGGCGTCGATGAACGCGGCGGCCTTTTGTTTCAAGTCGAGCACGGTCGGATCGCCGCTCGGGTTGAAGGTCAGGCCGACGGCGCGCTCGCCAAAGGTCAGCTCTCGATCGTCGCTCAATCCACAATCTCCCAGTCGGTCGCCAAAAGGTCGGTCTGGCTGCACAGCCACGGCACCAAATCGCCCTGCGCCGTCGACATGAAAACATAGGGCAGCGTCATCTTGGAGTTAGCGTCCGGGGTCTGCAGCTCGAGCCACATGCCCTTGCCGTTCCAACCGGCGCGCCGAACCTTGTCGCCCGCCCGAAGCGCCTCGACCGCCACGCCAATGTCCATCACACCAAGCCCCTCAACCGCCGGCGCAGCCGCCCCGCGCCGCCATGCTTGGCATTGAACCCGCCGGAAATCAACGGCAGTCCTACACAACCGGTGCGGAAGGCGTCGGCGGCGTCCTCGGCCTCGTCGGAGACAGCCTGGCCATGCTTGCCGCGGCGATACGAGCGCAACCGAGCGAGCCCCTTGCGGGTCGCTTCCTCGTCGAACCAGCTCACCCCCAGGCAACCGCGCGTCGCCGTAATCCCGTCCTCGGTCGAGTGGTTGGGAACCGTAATCACCGGCTCCTTGAGCAGACTGGTAAGCTCATGGCGGCGGCTGAAGCCGGTGGTCAATTCCTTGACCTCGACGTCATGGGGCAGCAAATGAGCCCGATACTCGAAACCCCCAGTCTTGGCCTTCAACGCCAGCAGATCGACATAATGGGAAAGCTTCTTGCCCTTGCCCTCGATGTAGTCGATCCAATGCAGCTCGCGGCCGGCAATCTGGAATAGCCAAATCACCTGCAAATGCCGGATCCCGAGATCCCAGGCGGTGATGACCGAGGCGTTCAAGTCGACAGGGACGCGGGCCACCCGCTTCTGCAGCTGAAGCGCGTTGAGCGCCTCCTGGTAATACGCCCCCTCGACCGGCGCGGCGAACGAGCACAGCATCTCACGCGCGAACTCGTCCGGGCTCATGTCCGAACGCATCTCCTCGACCTCGTCCGGGTTGAGCGCGGACGTTCCGGTGGCGGTCACCGGAATGTCGAACACGTCCCAGTTCGGATCGTCGTCGGCCCTCAGCTTAAGGGCGTGGAAATGGTCCTCGCCGGCGGCGGTTCCCGACACAATGGCGAAACCCCGGTAATCCGCCAAACAAGGTCGGACGACGCTGGTGAAGGCGTTGGGATGGAGAAGCGGGTACTCGTCGAGGACAGCCCCGTCGAGATAGATGCCGCGCATGCGCTCGTAAGCCAAAGCGCCGCCATAAAGCCGGATCTGGGCCCCGTTCGGAAGCGTGACACTGAGCTCGCCCTCCATGTAGTGAATGCCGGGAATGCCTTGGGTGTAGTGCTTGAGATAACCCCAAACCAGATCCTTCGCCGCATCGAAGCTGGGCCCGATATAGGCGTATCTGGGCGGCGGGGTGGCCCGGGGGTTGAGGTTGGCCGCCCGGATCAGCTGATTGACCAACGCCACCGTCTTGCCGGCGCGCCGATGCGCCACCACGAACATCCACCGCTTGTCGCTGTCATGCAGCGGAATGAAATGCGGCCGCGGCTTATAAGGGATCCGAACCTTGGTGGTCGATGGTTGGTCGATCGTCTGAGGATCCATCGTCCCAGCTTATGACAATGCGCGTCGGGCCAGCAAGGGTGAGCTGGGGCGAGGATTGGCTGTTGGGGGCGAGCGGGTGGGATTGGAACTGCGCGGTCTGGGCAAGCTTGCTGGCGGCCCACTCCCGGCGACGCGCGTCTTCCTCTTGGAAGGCGCGCTTATACTCCTTGAGCACCCGATTGTTGAGAAGCGCGACGAGCTCGGCTTGCAGGCGCTGCAGCCGGGGGCTGCGGCTGATTGCACGCTGCAGCCTGAGAGGATGAACCTTCAAACGGAGGGCGGCCTCGTCAGTGTCGCCCTGGGCGAGGTAAAGCGCGGTGGCGCATTCCTCGATCTCGAGCGGAGTCGTGGCGGGCCGCTCATCATAGGGGAAGTGCGGGAGAGGAAGAAACTCTTCGTCCATGTCGGACATGGTTATCCCTTTTTGGGTTGTTTTATTATTTTAGCAGATTGATGGGCGGGGGACACCCCCGGCTCCGGACCTACGAAAGGGTGGTGGAGGGGGGCTCGAGGCCGCGCGCCTAATACACGCCAAACATGTTCGACCGAGGCCGAGGCGCTCGAGCGCTGCTGCAGCAGCAGCACATTAACACTCACGCATTAACACAAGATGGGATAGGCTATGGCGATAAGGCATGAGCATGAGCTTGACTAGGACAGCGAATAGGACTATGTGAGGCCTAAGCGCAATTCCGCGCTTGAAAGGCCACGCCATGGCAAAACATCGGTTCTCACAGTTTTTCAGTCTCGACAGTCCGAAAGCGATCAAAGCGCGCGCCTATGGTTATATGAACGCCATAAACTACATGGCCCCAGCGGCGCTCGCCGGCGTGGGCAATCTTTGCCCTCATGCGTCGCCAGGATGTCTGGCCTTGTGTTTAGGGTGGCACTCTGGACAAGCTGGCATGGTCAAAGGCGGCCGAACCAATGCGCTTAACGCCGTTAGGCGATCGCGACAGGATAAGGCGCGCATGTTCATGCGCGATCGCGCGACATTCTTTGGCGAGCTCATCGCTGGCATCGAACGCGCCAAACGCAAGGCCAATCGCGAAGGCCTTAAATTGTGCGTCCGGCTCAATGGCGCAACCGATATCGCATGGGAGCGCATAAAGGTTAACCCGGGACAATCGATCATTGAGCTATTCGCCGATGTCCAGTTTGTGGACTACACCAAAAACTATTCGCGCGCCTATGACCACGCCGTCGGCCGGTTCCCCGCAAACTACCATCTGACATTCTCACGGTCGGAAACCAATGGCGATCAATGCAAAGCCATTCTCGCGGCCGGCGGCAATGTCGCTGTGGTTTTTGCCGACGCTATGCCAGACGCCTTCATGGGCGCCGGCCTCGTCAATGGCGATGAACACGACTTGCGCCACCTGGACCCACGTCGGCCGCGCGGGGTCATCATTGGCCTCTCGCCCAAAGGCCCGAAGGCGCGACGCGATCGCAGCGGCTTTGTGGTCCGCTCGGAGGCAATGAGAAAACCAACCACCACTATCGGATGGCCGCAGTACCAAGTGGTCGATCTTCAAGAACCCTCATAGCATGCCTGAGATCGCCCTCGCCCTATCCCTGGCGCTCGCCCTATGGGCGATCGCTACGGACCGGATTTGAGGCCTCGCAAGAGGCCTCTTTTTTTTGCCCGGCCGCGGCCTCATTTCGCGAACGAAGGTTTGGGCCTCCGGGCCTCAACTTGATTTTCTTTATATTGGTAATTCATTTGAAGAGGCCT